AACTGGTAGAAGTGTTGATGGTTCCGAAACTCCATTTGTAGACAATGGATTTGAAAATGTAGAACTGAATCAGGTCAATAAACTAACTTCAGTTAGAATGGTGGCATCTGAAATTAATGAATCTAATAAATTAACAGCACTTCCAAGCAATAAATCATTTACTACAAGAATTGTTTTGAGTTCGGACGATGAAAATCTTTCTCCAATAATATACACCAACAATTCTTTGACAGAGTTTAGATTGAATAGACTGAATTCTCCAGTTAGTGATTATTCTACTGATGGTAGTGTAAATTCATTGCTCTTTGACCCACATTCTGCAATATATGTCTCAAATACAGTAAATCTAACTCAAGCATCTAAATCACTTAAAGTAATTTTAGATGCATATAGACACGAATCGGCAGATTTCAGAGTTCTTTACAGTTTGATCAAAGCAGATTCTAGTGAAGTAACACAAGAATTTGAATTATTCCCAGGATATGATAATTTACAATTAACATCGAGTGGTTTGAACGTTATTGATTCTTCTAATAATAGTGGAAGACCTGATGTTTTAGTTCCACCAAGTTTGGAAGATCAGTACTTAGAATATGAATTTACTGCTGATAATTTAGAATTGTTTACTGGATATACAATCAAAATTGTGATGTCTGGAACAAATCAAGCATATGCTCCAAGAATTAAAAATCTTAGAACAATTGCTCTGATATGATAAGAGTAGAAGGACATAAGAATCTTTATAGAGATGAAAAAAGTGGTGCCATAATCAATTGTGACACCACTGCTTATAATAATCACATCAATATGTTACAACAAAAAGAGTTGCAGAAGACTGAGATTGACAGGATGAAGAGTGATATTGATGAAATAAAATCTCTGTTAAAAGAATTGCTAAATAAGAAATAATTTAAAGACGATCCGTTAATATAAATATCTATAGAAACGTGCTCACCTGAATAATGGCAGTATTTGTATCCAATATAGTAATTGAGCAGGGTTTTGACTTCGATACAACTTTTCAGTTAGAAGATACAACTACAAATAATCTTCTTGATTTGACAGGATATGATATAGATGCCCAACTCAGGAAAACATATAGTAGCTCTACATCAGTTTCTTTTGCTTCTACTATCACAACTCCTTCCGAAGGATTAATTCAAATATCTTTAGGATCAACAACAACATCCAGTTTAAAACCTGGAAGATACGTATATGATGTAAAATTAACCACTACTAATGGTGGAATTAAAAAAGCTATAGAAGGTGCTGCACTGGTTAGAGCAGGAGTCACTAGATAATGGCAACTATAAAAGCAAGAGTTGGATCACAGAATGCGATTCGTGTATTATCTAATGCATCAACTCCACCAACAAGATTAATAAATCTCAGTGATGTAAATCAGACATTCAGTAATCAGGATGGACTGATTCTTGTTTGGGATTTACCCACTCAGTCATTTATAATGACGAGTGTTATTGATTCGTCATCGACTACGATTCAAGGTATTGCATATTTTGAAAATACTACCGAATCAACACTACCAACAAATGGTGCTCTTATAGTTAGTGGTGGTGTTGGTGTTGGAAAGAATTTAAATGTAGGTGGTGATTTATCAGTAACTGGTATAACAACACTGTTTTCCAATGTTACGGTCAATGCACCATTTGCCGTAAATGATACAATCAATGTTACTGGTATTGCAACATTTGGTTCCGATTTAGATATTAATGCTGCTGTTGATATTTTAAATGGATTAGTTGTTAGTGGTCCAGTAACACTTGCATCTTCTGGTGGCATTACAACCACTGGTGGTGATTTTTATGTTGCTACAAACGCCACTGTTGGTGGAAATTTAAAAGTTGATGGAACTTCAGAATTCATAGGAAATGCCACCTTTAGAGGTGGAACTATTGGTATTGGTGATGCCGATACTGATGATATTAATGTTTCGGGTGAATTTGTATCAAATTTAGTCCCAAATGATGATGATACTTATGATTTAGGACTTCCAAACAAAAGGTGGAGAAACGGACAGTTTTCTGGTCTTGTAACATCCACAAATTTGAGTGTTAGTGGATTATCTTCATTCACTAGTGATGTAGAAATTCTTGGTGATGTTAGAGTCACTGGTTTTGTAAGTGTAACTGAAGGTTTATATTATGATCCTGGCGATTATGATGGACCAAATGGAGTTGCATACTTTGATTCTACTGGAAAATTAGTCAGTGGAATAAGTACACAGTCCGCAATAAGTACAAGCAACTATATACTAACAACAGAAGCAGGAACAGATATTCCTGTATGGACTTCAACAATTGATGGAGGAATCTACTAATGGCTAAACCAACCTCAAGACAGGAATTGGTTGATTATTGTCTTCGTAGATTAGGTGCTCCTGTATTGGAGATTAATGTTGATGATGAGCAAATAGATGATTTAGTTGACGACGCTCTCCAATACTTCAATGAACGTCATTATGATGGTGTTGAGAAAATGTACCTCAAGTACAAGATAACTGACGATGATATCACTAGAGGTCGTGCAAAAGGAACTGATGGAGTTGGAATTGTAACTACTACAGCAACTTCTACGGGAATTGCTGCTACTACCTTCAATTTTTATGAATCATCAAACTTTATACAAGTTCCAGATTCGGTAATAGGAATTGAAAGGATTTTTAAGTTTGATACCAGTTCAATTTCTGGTGGAATGTTTAGTATCAAATATCAGTTATTCTTAAATGATCTGTATTATTTCAATTCTGTAGAACTTTTGCAATATTCTATGGTTAAGTCATATTTGGAAGATATTGACTTTCTATTAACAACAGATAAGCAAGTTAGATTTAATAAGAGACAGGATAGATTGTATCTTGATATAGATTGGGGTTCTCAATCTGCTGGAGACTTCATGGTTATAGAATGCTATAGAGCACTGGATCCAGATTCATTTGTTCAAATTTATAATGATAGTTTTGTTAAAAAATATTTGACCGCTCTTATCAAAAGACAATGGGGTCAAAATTTAATTAAATTCAACGGTGTTAAATTACCTGGAGGAATTGAATTAAATGGTAGACAATTATATGAAGATGCGGAGAGAGAACTTGATGATATTAAACAAAGAATGACTATGGAATATGAATTACCACCTCTAGACTTTATTGGATAATTATGACACTCAATCCTTTTTTCCTGCAAGGTTCTTCAAGAGAGCAGTTTTTAGTACAGGACTTGATAAATGAACAATTAAAAATTTATGGGATTGATGTATATTATCTTCCTAGAAAATTTTTAAAGACAGATGATATTTTGAGAGAAGTTCAATCATCAAAATTTGATGATAATTTTATTATTGAAGCATATTTGGACAATTATGAAGGATATGCTCCTGGATCCGACTTAATGACTAAGTTTGGATTGAGATTAAAGAATGAAATAAATTTAGTCATTTCCAGCGAAAGATTTGAAGAATTTATAACTCCATTTCTAGAAGGAATACAAACTGGAATAGATGATGGCAATATTACTGATGAGGAGATAAAAATAACTTCCAGACCAAGAGAAGGAGATTTAATCTATTTTCCTCTTGGAGAAAGACTTTTTGAAATTAAAAGAGTAGAGGCAGAGAAACCTTTTTATCAGCTAGGTAAAACTTATGTTTATGAATTGCTGTGTGAACTCTATGAATATGAAAATGAAGATATTGATACTTCGATAGAAGAAATTGACAACACTGTTCAGGATGAGGGTTATATTACAACTCTGACTCTAGAACCATTAGGATCCTCCGCAACTGCAACAGCAACTCTCGGTGGAACTGGGATGATTGGTGAGATTATACTGAATGATGATGGATATAATTACACATCAACACCAACGGTTACTATTTCTGCTTCACCAACAGGAAATCCTGCAGATAATGCAACTGCGGTAGCAATTACAACCTCAATTGGTGGAATTAGGTCTGTAGAATCGATAAGAATAACAAATGCTGGTTTAGGATATAATTCCACAAATCCACCAACAGTTACTATTACAGGAGGAAATGGTGTAGGGGCGGCAGCAACTGCTACTGTCGTTGATAATGGAATTAGATTTCTTACCATATCAGATGCTGGTTCTGGTTACTATACAGAACCTACTGTAACCATCAGTGGTCCTTCTGTTGGTCAAACAGCAACTGCAAAAGCAATACTTAGTGGTTCTGGAACTATTTCTGCTTTACAACTTACAAATACCGGTTATGGATATACAGAAA